TATACTGATGATCTTGTCCCATAGTGAAGTTCTCTTCACCTGTGTTTCCTTGGATCTTAGCAATATTACCCACATTGGTGTCGGTAGTTAAATCCCACCTTCTTAGGTTATAACCGCCATTGTATGAACCTTCATTACCCGCATAACCTTTTGATACTTTAGATGAAATACCTTTTTGTTGTCCGTGTGCCGCCCATGCAGTAGAGGAGGTACTAATGGTTTCTGTGGTAAAATTCATTTTTCTATTACCACCATCAGAATGTATATAACCATTATTCTCGTCTGAGAATGCACTTACACCCCCACCACTACTAATTGATGTTACACCATAATTTAAAATCCTCGTTTCACTACTTAAGTTAAACTTATCCACCTCAGTTCTATTACCACCAAAGATCCATGCAAAATCATGTTCTTTATGAACAGTACCACAATCCGATCTTGTATATTGTATATCATGTTGTGATTGGTGTGCGTAATTGGTATCTGTGAACATATTAACCGCCGATGTGGTGGTACTATGTATGGACGTTGGTCCTTTGTGGGCACCATCTGTATTCACCGACCACATAAAAAATATTCTAAGATTACACGCCCCTGAGGTATAGTTCGCCGGGTAATCTAATAACTCACCAATGTGGTATGTTTGATCTGTGGAGTTAGTTGATTTATGAACATTCTTCCATGGTGACGAACTCTTATATCCACCGGCTATGTAAGAGTAGTTGATGATTTGTCTAAATTTAAAACCTGTCGCCATATTTTGTTGTGCCGCAACTCTTTCCCATCCTCCGTCGATATTACTTACACCCGTATATATCATCAAATAACTCGTATGCACATCAGATGTCTCTAAATACATAGATCCTGAGAGTGGATTCGTGGGTCTATTTGCGGCAGAACCTTTCGGAGGTCTTGCAGTGACCTTATCCACCTTTAACGATCCACTAACGGACATGTTTTCGTATATCATATCTTAAATTTTAATCTCTCCAACCACAATGACCCGATGATGTACCAGCGTTAACTCCCGGTGATAAACCTGAAGGGTTTAGTACACCCGTATCGGTTGCATATGTGAATTTCCAACTATTATTATTTTGTACCCCATTATAGTTACCCAACATGTACTGCCAATCCTGACCCATGGTGAAGTTTTCTTCGCCACAGTTAGGATCGGGTTTGGCAACATTACCAAGGTTAGTATCTGTTTGATTACTCCATCTTCTTAGGTTATATCCTCCTGCATATGAACCTTCATTTCCCGCATAACCTTTACCTAATTTTGATGAGATACCCTTTTGTTGTGAATGGGCTGACCAATGAGGTGATGTTGCAAATGTTTCTGTTGCAAAGTTTAGTTTAACCCCCGAACTCGAGGTCCATCCATAACCATAATGTTCGTCTGAGAACGCACTCCCCCCATCACTACCGTTTATAGTTGATAACGTATATAGTGTCATCAAACTTTCATTAGTTAAATCAAATATCTCTACCGTTGCGGATCCACCACTAAATAGGTAGGCGTATTCTTGTTCCTTAAACATCGTACCTAAATCACTTCTTGCAATATTGGTATCGAACTTCGCATCATGAGCAAGATTAGTGTCGTTAAACATATTGATTGCTGATGTATATGTTCCATGGATGTTAGATGCACTCTTCCAAGCACCATCACTGTTTACTGACCACACAAAAAAAGTAAATCGACTACATGCTCCTGAAGTATAAGATGCGGGATAATCTAATAATTCACCAATGTGTGAAGTTTGATCTGTGGCATTAACGGTCTTGTGTGCGTTCTTCCATGGAGATGAAGATTTATATCCACCCGCTAAGTATGAATAGGCAATCACATGTCTATATTTAAATGCTGTCTTCCCGAAATTCGATTGGTGTGAAACTCTTTCCCAACCACTATCATTATTAGAAATACCTGTATATACCATAAGGAAACTACCTGATGTGGCTTCCTCTAAATAGAGTGATCCTGTTTCAGGTGATGATGGTCGATCTCCTTTCGCACCTTTCGGCATTTTAAAGTCGTTACCTTCTCCTCTTAATGATCCACTTATTTCTAAATTTTCGAATAACATATCTATAAATACTTAATTTCTCCAACCACAATGACCTGAGGACGCACCCGCATTAACACCCGGTGCTAACCCCGCGGGATTTAAAACTCCCGTGTCGGTTGAATATGTAAATTTCCAACTATCGTTATTTTGTTGACTATCCCCATAACATGCTAACATGTATTGGAAGTCTTGTCCCATGGAGAAGTTCTCTTCCCCACAATTAGGTCTTGGTTTAGGTACGTTACCAATATTCGTTTCAGTAAACGCATCCCATCTTCTAAGGTTGTATCCTCCTTGGTAGGTACCTTCATTACCACAGTACCCTTTACCTACTTTAGAACTAATCCCTTTCTGTTGACCACTTGATGCCCATGATGACGCTCTCGTTTCGAAAGTATCGGTGGCAAAATGACATTTATTACCACTCTCAGAACCATATCCATAACCATAATTCTCATCCGAAAATCCCGAAGCACCAAGGGTACTCGTAATAGATGTTGTTGTGGTTGTATAAGGTCCCGTTCCACTTGGGTAGTAAGTAGTATACATAGACTCGTTAGTTAAGTTAAACTTTTCAACTGCCGCCACTGATCCACCAAATATGTATGCAAATTCCGTCTCCTTAAATAAAGTACCCGGATCATCTCTTGCATTCAGTAAATCCCATTTCGTTTGGTGAGCATATGCTGTTTCATTAACCATATGAATACCTGTTGTATGTGTTCCGTGTACTTGTGTTGCTGATTTCCATGCACCATCACTATTAGATGACCATATAAATAATATGGATTTACTACACGCACCGGATGTGTACGATGCGGGATAATCCATAAGTTCACCAATGTGAACCGTTTGATCGGTTGCGTGTGTTGCCCTATGGACATTCTTCCATGGAGATGAAGATTTATATCCACCCGCTAAGTATGAGTAGTTGATGATGTTTCTATACTTGAATGCGGTTCTATCCGTGTTCTGTGAACCTACGGGTTCCCATCCACCATCATCATTAGATGATCCTGTGTATGTTACAACAAAACTACCACTTGGTGACTCTTCAAGATATAAAGAACCAACCTCAGGACTCGAAGGTCTATTCGCCCTCGGTCCTCTTGGTATTATGAACTGCCCGCTTTGTACATCTAACGAACCACTTACTATAACATTTTCTCTTAACATACATTTTCCTTTTATCCGACTACTACTAATCTACCTGATCTTGCTACCTCAAAATTAACTTCAACAACTCCACCCTGAACATTGACTCTTGATGGGAAGAACAGATCTCCATTACCATCGTAAACTTGTACGATCACATTATCGTGTCCAATACCGTGAGTAAATGATACTGCTGCGGTGTTCGTGAAAGTTGTTGATTTTCTTAACGCATATTCCGAATCATTAGTGAATCTACTGATATTCATATCGAACAGACTCGTTGCGTAATCCGCTCTATACGCCGTGTTTACTAAGACAGCGGTTGAATCCGTTCTACCTACGGCCCACCCACCTAAATGTAAATATGCTCCATAATTATTCTCCACCGTTTGGTCTGTACCCGAGATACCAGCAAGTGTTGCTGTTGTACCTGCGGACATATCTAAGTCACCTTGTAAACCAAGAGAACCTGTAATGGTACCTGAACCTCGTGATAAGAAACTACCATTAGAGTAAATAATAAATCTATCTAAATCGCCACTGTAACCGAAGTGGAATTGATCGGTTGTACCTGAATCATCAGACACCGAGAATTCCATACTTGAGGTGTTATTTGATTCATAATGTCTAATGAATCCCGCGTCATTAGTTTGTGCGGGGAATGTGATTGTTGAGTAGTTACCGTCCTTACTAATTGTTAAGTCTCCACCACCAACAACTAAATCTCCTGTAATTGTACCTCCACCAATAGGTAGGTATAATCCTGAGTGATCACCCCATCCATGTGCATCGTCCCAATTTGATTTGTTATAACCTGACGCACTTAATGTACCTGATGTTGATATATTACCTGAAGAGTCAATTGTAACGACACCCGTTCCATTAACCATCAACTCCAATGAGTGGTTAGAGTATGTACCAATCTTACCTGTACTATGCCCTGTATGTGCAAACATGGAAGTGATAATACCATCACTTACTGATTTTACGTCAAGTCTTGCGTGAGAACTACCGGCGACGTTAACCCTTGCATTCCAATTACCATCGTTAGACACACTACCCGTACTATTACCAAATTCATTGTACGAGTTACTGAAACTGTTACTCGCCGTGAGTTGTGCGTATCTCGCGTCACCCTCAGTTTGATTTAATGTGTTTGTACCGACCCACGTCTGTGTCGCAATGGCACTACCATTAATTCTAACACCACTGTCTGTTGCATTTACAATAAAGTTAACACCATCCGTAGCGTCATTATGAGATTTAATCTCAATAACGGAACCTGACAATCCACCACTATTAGTTGTGTGTAGGATATGTGCGGTATCAGATGCGTCTGTTGTTCCTTCTTTATCGTATGCGGTCCAATATATACCTCTACCTTGGTTTGTTGTGGTCACAGGCCCATCAAATACAATGTTACCACTACCGTTGATTACTTTATTGTCACCAACATATAAAGAACCAAGCGGGTCAAGTGTTACCGAACCATTTGCGTTTACATTAAGGATTGGTACACCTGATGCGTCCGATACTGAGAACAAGTCTCCTGTTAAATCATCCGTAATTGAGAACAACTGACCACTTGTACCTTGAATATCAAATATTGTTGATCCTGAAGTGGAAGATGTTAGAGTTAATTTATCAGTAAACTCTGACTCACCGTTCGAACCTAAAGTTAATATTCTTGTAGATCCAACAGCAAACTGTAAGTTACCCCCTGTATTTGTTGAGAGGTCGTTTGGTGATTCTACAATTTTGAATCCACTTCCACCTGCCCATATAATACCTTCAGTTGGTCCCGGATCGTTGAAGGTTAATGATTCAACATTAGTGATGGTATTATTACCCATACTTATCGAACCTGACATCGTTCCACCCGCAAGTGGTAAGTGACCAACTTGTGAGTAAGTGTATGAGGTATTCCAATTGTTAGAGTTACCTCCTGATGCGGTAACAACACCCGCGAAGTCACCCGAGCCACCAAATATAATATTGTTATTATTTAAGTCACCTTGGAATAACCATCTACTGTTTGCTTGTTGAGCCCAACTTGTACTGTTATTAGCACTACCATTTAGGATGTAGAAGTAGTTACTGTTAACATGAATCATCGCAGATCTATTATCAGTATCCTGTAAGTATAGTGTTGGTGATGCGTTATTCAAGTAAATGTTAGATGAGGTAGATGACCCTCTTGACGTTACTGACGCTAAAGTATCCGTTTCTGTGTAAGAAGTTAAGTATCTTCCGTCGATGTCAACTGTCCAAGTACCACCATCATTACGAGTTCCTGTGATTATACCATTACCCGTATTGAACGTTGCACTTGTCGTGTAGTAGTTTGTGTCTGTATTGGTTACAGTTTCAGTACCTGTAGCAATACCGGTTACGTGTCCATTACCATCTAATAATATATCTTGTATGTATGTTCTACCACTGTTGTTAGAACTACTTGCCGCACTTATCGATGGGTGAGTAGGGTTACTTATTACCCAATTCTCTGTGGCAACTTTATTGCCACCAATATATGTACCACTTGTAGTTACCTTAAGTTCGTTAGTTGATAAATTATTACCCGCTCTAATGAATACATTATCACCATTTATATAAGTGTCAGTACCTGCACTGATGATCATGTATTGTGATGTTGTACTTGTGGACGCTTCAGAGTTCCAAAGACCCCAATACCCACTATGTACCGTATGTTGTCCAATTCTTAATTCACCTAAGGAAATAGTACCTGTAAGTGTTCCACCACCAAGTGGTAAGTATCTACCGTCAATATCAACCGTCCAAG